TCCACAACCAATGCTCTCAATTGTGGGGGCGCATAATATGCCGAGCGCTCAACCGCCAGTCTAACCCGTTCTATCTCTAGGGAAATTTTAGGCGTATTTGCCAACTTATGTGCATCTACACCTATTACGTTAGGATTTGCCTTAGTGTTATACGTCTTCCTATACGCATTGGCTTTGCTCTCCCCATTGATTACGATCTCTTTTACAAAGCGCTTTTGTTTTTCTGTTAATTGTCTCTCCGCCTTATTACTGATTATTGAGCTTATTGGTATTTGATCTAATGCTTCATTTATTTGGTCTTTTGTCATCTTGTGCATAACTGCTCCGCTTCGCTTAATTGGGACAATTGTATGGTGAACAAACGATTAAAACAATACAGACCGCCCGATTTTGTATGTTGAGTCCGACTCATCATTCAATGCTGCAACTAAATGATTACATAGCTTGGTGAACGTAGAACGTTTTTCCCCTAGGGTTTTTAGTTGTTGACAGTTGCAACTCATTGTAAGATTATCCATGCACTTGCAAATAACTGCAAGGGATTACAAGGAGCAAATCAATGAGAGACTTTTTATATATAGGATCAACACCACACGAAGAGGAATGCGCCCAAGTAGGACAAGCAGACTATTCAATTAAAGCAAAAGCAGAATGCAAACGCTTTGCCGAGCAAATTGACCGCCATTACCCATTACCCGATAACGCATCAATGGGTTATCTCAAAATCAAAGCAAATTACCACGATTTTGGAACTTATTACGAAGTTGTTGCAGTATTTGATGATGAATGCGAACTCAGCACCAATTGGGCTTTTTCCATTGAAGCAGATGAGCTTGGAGTATTAAGCAATTGGGACGAACTCGAAACAAACTAAAGGAACAGATAAATGAAAAGCATAGATTATCGAGGTTTTTATATCTACTTTGAAACGCAACACAACGGATCAATTCTAGCTACTGCCATTGGAGACAATGAAACGTTAAGAATGGTTTATTACTTCTACCCAAAACACAAAATCATCAATTCAATTAAAGCAAAAATTAGGAGCCTATAAATGAAAACCTCAAATCTAATTATCTACATTCTCGCAATTGCTTGTTTTATTAGTTGCGTTTTATTCACTCTAAACGGATTTTTGCTTTTTGGCATTGTTTGGCTTGGACTTGGTATTTTAGGATTTTGTTCAGCACTTGAAGAGGAGCTTTTTAGATGAGATACCTAGCCGAATTCCCAGACTATCCCGAGCCCTTACCCCAAATTGAGGGCTTTGAGGATATTTCATACAGAAACGATATTTGCCCATCATTGGGCAAAGAAATACAAGATCAAGTATATCTAACCCTCTTTTGTGATTACCCAAAACTTGAAGACAGAGAAACCCAAGGGCTCAGATATAGCCTATTCATTCAAGACGAAGGAGCAGACGATTACCTATTCACAACGGACGATCTCGAATCAATGAAACACTTCATCAACGGATTTTTGAAAGGAATTGAAAAATGATTAGTTATGATTACAAATTAGCCGAGCATTGGATATGTCCCCTTATTTATGGGGATTGCTCAGGACTTGAAGACGAAGAAGAAAAACAACTCAATGATTTTCTCGATTCACTTCCAAAACATTATTACTTTAAAGCACCAATGCACCACCATTGGGACGTACAAGAAGAAGAATGCGAATTCACAGAAGACGAGATATCGGGACTCATGGCGAATTGTGCAAGCGTTAAATTAATTTTCATCTAAAGGAGCTTAAACATGAAAACGACCGTTTCAATATACGAATTCCGCCATGCTTTCGAAGACTTGCGCCCTGATAACTTTTCTTATGATGGATTAACTTGGCTTTTTAATTACTTTGAAGAACTTGAAAATTCAAACGATCAAGAAATAGAACTTGATGTAATTGCTATATGTTGCGACTACACCGAATCAACTTATGAAGAAATCATTGAATCTTACAACGTTGAAATTGATCCCAACGATTCAAAAGAAGATCAACAAAAACAAATAAGGGATTTTATAGAAACCGATTCTATCGTTATTGGATACGATAATGAAAAACTAGTTTATTTAAACTTTTGAGGAAAACCAATGATTGACCAACTATTAGAACTGATCCAAGAGACAGACCAAAAAAACCAACTAGCCATGCATTACATTGACAATGGAGAACCACAAAAGGCAATGCAGACGCTCGCCCTCAATTACGATCTATTAGGGACAATCCACGATCTATTGAGAGAAATACAAAAAACCGAACGATCATATTATTAAGGGAAAAACATGAAAGGCACAAACGCACCGACCAAGCCCGAATTTATCGGGCAAATTGTGAAATTCAAATCACCACACGCAAACGTCACTCTTTACGATATAGCGCAACTGAACCCAAGATATGGACACTTGGAATGGTGCGCTTTAAATGATCCAACAGAACAACAGAAAACAAACGCAAAGGAGCTTTAAACATGGACGAAAGAACGCAATTCATTAGAGAACAAAAAGAGACTGAAGAAATCGCCAACAACGCATTGGACGAGGCAGTCTATTACATTCAGAGAAAATTGGGCATTGAATCGGGGGATTTTGCGTCCCACTTTTTTAGCGATGGGCTCGTTTTAAAAGAGCTTATCCGATACATTGAAGAAGAAAAACAAGAAGTTTAAAAGACCACTTTTTCATTTTTTGAATCACGCTTGTGTTGTGCCAGTAATGGTGCAGCATGAAAAAACTCGTCCGTTCACCAGGACTGCTTTACTTTTTTTTTGGAGAAAAAAATGTTAATTGAAAATTCTAATAATTGGACTTCCAACCAAATATATCAGAGCTTTTACCCCTCTGATTCACAGTTGCCATTAGAGCTAATGGAGCACCTTTGCTCTGTTAATGATGTTCTTTTGACTGATAACGTCATTAACCTATTGCGCTCCGCTTATGCGGAAACAAAATACAGAGTCACGCTTGAGGGAGTCAGACTATGAAATACCCCGAAAGTATTTTAATAAATTTAGGCTTTAAATTCGAAAAGTGTTTGACAACAAACGATTCTCGGATTATTGCTAATGATATCCGAACTTTATTAAATGAATTGAGTCCCGAAGATCAAACGGAGGCTAGGAAATTAATAGAGGTCGGACGTAAAGAGGCTAGATTAAATTAACTACAAGGAGTGTAAAAATGGGATTCTTTTCTAAAACGTGCGCTAAAACGCATATGCCAATTGTCAGCAACTTGAGAGGCTATCCACGCTTTCACAACGTTGCAGCATTAAGACCAAATGGCGAAATCGTTAAAGGTGTTTACGATGGATATGGACGAGTCAATGATGTTGAATTAACTGATGATTGGGACGATGTTAAATTGGTTTTACTATCCAATTATGACAATGAAACATTCCATGATCTCGGAAAATCTAAAACTGAATTGGGTCAGGGATGGTTTATGGACGATCAATTTTTGCTTTTTTGCTCGCTCAAGGATAGCTTTAAATCTTACGCTGAATACAAAAAGTATTTTAAAAAATACGCTAACTGGCTTTGAAAGGATTGAAATGAAACATCTATATGTATTGGTCGAAGAGGTAGACGTAATCGCAGTATTCACAGACCGAAAAAAAGCGGAAGAGTACGCAAAGATTAACGGCTTGAGAAATTACTACATTCAACAAACACAATTAAAGGATTAAAAAATGATGCTCAACATTGGCGCTATCAGACGATGCCTAGAACTTTACAAGTATCACCTTTGCCATTGCAAGGATGAAGACGATATATATGGTGATGAAAACTACAATGAGGCTACCCGAACCCTCATGGAATTCGAGCTTATGCTCATTGAAAAGGTCAGACAAACGCATTCAGTAGACCAATTAAAAGCCCGAATAAAAGATATAAAAATAGCTGAGATCAGGGAAAAAATGAAAAGGAGCACATTCGAAAATGTAATGGGTGAACTATTGGAAGAGGGCTTTTTCCCTCTATCCGAAGAATGCGAAACCTATATGAGTGAGCAAGTCGGGTCTGCTGACATTGTGATACTGCCATGAGGTCGCAGCAACAAAGAGAAAATCAGGTCAAACAAGGGACAGATTTTCTCGCTTGTGTCACGCTTTGGCTACTAATTTATTTTGGTTTAATAGCTTTACAATCCCTTGCGAAAATTTGAACAACCCTAGGCGAAGATGATAATCATTTCCATCCTCGCCTTTTTTATCGCTTATCCAATAAGGCAAACCTGTTTGTACTGCTGCCTTCTCCCCTGTTTCGCTCTCATCGTTATCCGCTATTACGATTCCTGAGTCACACTTACTCGCTAACTTCATCAGATTGTTTGCTGAAAAACAAACGTGAATCCGATATCTAACCTTGTGGTTTTTCAAAGCTAGCCTCACGCTTAACGCAGTAGCGTAACCCTCGCAAAAAATATCCACTCCATGATTATCAATAATGAACTCAGCTTCACTACTCTTTTGTCCATATAGAAACTTCTTCTCTCCATTGACGTTAATCATTTGACAACCGACCAAATGCTCGCCAACACGCATTGGAATAATAAGCATTGGCCCATCTTGATGCTCGAAAACATAACCCGATTCACCCTCGAAACCTTTCTTTCTCAGGTATGGATGGTGTGCGAACGTGCAATTTTTAAGGATGTGTGCAGCCTTATCAGACGCTTGCTTTTGTAACTGCAAAATACGCTCTGATTCACGCTTAGCCATTTCCCGATACTTCACTTGATCCAAGTATGAAATTGAATCAGGCTTCCAAGTAATGATCTTGTCGTGAACTGCATGATTCTGAACGAACGCATGAGTACCCATGTACTTAACTGCCCCATTCTTTGACCTTGGATGATCCTCCGTTGGATACCTTTTCCATATGCCAATCGGAGGATATGAATCAATTAATATCCCTTGATCTCTACAAAAATCTATTAAATCCATTAACGTGCCTTCTTCATTTGTCTGATGTATCGTTTGATCCCTAGGTCAACAAACTTAACCACTTCTGCGCTTGGTGTAGCTTCTACACTAGCCAAACCCTTGGGCCACACGCCAAACTTTTCCCTGTAAACGTGTGCAGCCCTCCCATTACTCCACCCATGATGGTTGATAAAGTAATTCAACTGCGACCACCATGCCTGTTTATCCGCACGAGCTCCGAGGGTAGTCAACTCCTCCATCTCTCCAGGAACTGCTTCAACTTTGTTTTTGCGCTCCCTTACATGACCACAGTTGGAGCAAACGTCCATGTACCCAGGAAAATAAGCCTCACACTTTGGACAAGTAGCCTCTTTCTTTTCCTTCTCACTTGGCTCAGGTCTGGTTTTTTCTGCCCCATCGTCTAGCTCATCTACCCCTTCTGAATAAACCCTTTCCCACTCTTCCCTGAATCGCAGATAGTTACCCGAATGATCTAGCCACAAAGCAAAATCCTTCCCCTCGCAGCCACGCATTACCCTACCCATCTGCTGAATATGGCTTGATAAAGACTTTGAAAACGGACGAGCTGACACACCAATCCGTACGTCTGGAACATCGAAACCCTTGGTCAATATGTCTGTTGCGATCAGCCCATGTATCTCTGTATCAGGACGAGCAAAGTCTTCGATCACATCTTTCTTAAATTTATCATCATCTCTGTAAGATACGGAGATAAAGTTAAAGCCTTGCTCTGCAAAGCTGCGAGCTAAGTCTGTCCCATGCTCCACCCCTGAGCAGAACACAATCGTTTTAACTGGCTTGCCAAAAACTTCATGGGTTTTCTTGATCCACTCCCGAACAATGTCACCAGTAATGACTTTGCCCCTCTTTGTTGCCTCCTTTTGTGACCACTCGCCAGCAACTTTCTTAGCCCCTGTCATATCTATTTCTTTAGCAATGAACACTTTAAGAGGAACCAGAACACCCTGATCAACCAAATCTTTGGTGGTCACAGTACAAACAATGTTGTCATAAATGTTCCCCAATCCCTTGGTAAATGGCGTAGCAGTCAAACCAATTACCCTGATCTCAGGATTCTGCTTGATGAACTCGACTGTCTGCTCCCTAGTCTGATGGCATTCGTCAACGATCAATAGCTTTAACTCAGGAAACTCATTGCGTTTCTCTAAGGTTTGAGCAGAGCAGACTTGAATCAGCTCATATGGACGATAACGCCAATGCCCTGACTGTAGTACCCCATGCTCTATGGAATACTTCTCTAGTCTTTGGGAGGTTTGATCGCATAGAACGATGCGATCTAAGATCATTGCTGCACGATTACTCTTCTGCTTTGTTGCTTCAAGTAATGCGATGGCCATCTCTGTTTTGCCAGCCCCTGTTGGGGCATACAGTATTTGCGACTTGTTGCCTGATGCAAAGCCTTTACGCAAAGCATCAAGCGTGTTGACCTGATAAGGTCTTAACTCTAAACCCATTATGATTCTCCACTACCAACACTTATGCTCGTTGGCTTGAGCGTTCTTCTATTCTACTTCCTATCCATGACATGACGTTTACAGCCATGCTATTGCCCAATGCTTTGTATCTCAAACCATCAGGAGATTCAGACTTACCACGCCAAGGGATGTTGGTGTGATTGTCTGGAAAACCTTGCAACCTTTCGCATTCGACTGGAGTCAGCCTTCTAACCGCATTGGTTAAAACTGTACCAATTGATTCACTCGCTCCACCTACTGGGCTTTTGATGGTTTGATTCACATCACTAACCGAATAGTTATAGGTATCAAATGCTTTAGCTACAAAGGTTTGTGCATGATGGCTTTGAACTGATGGCCACAAAGCGCCTATCGCATTAGCCACTTCCAATTCAGTAGCACTAAAGGTGTTAGCTTTAGCATCTTCCCTGATTGAATATGCAACTAAGTCAGTAAACTCTTTGTGATCTCTTGCCGTCACCGTACTAGCCAATGGAGTATCCCCATATGAATCACTTCTCTGTCTGTTAAAAAAGTTAACCAATGGAACATTACCACCGCCAGTCCCCCATCTAGCAGACACCGTGCTGCATACATCACCCATCTCTTTGACCCTCGAATCATTGGGATGGTTTTCATAAACAGTTGGTATTAGTTTGCTTGATGTTCTGTTAAATCCGTCTGTTCCTGAGTCTTTGTAGTCTCGCGCTTGGAGTGGGCCACTAACGTCAATGCTTCCAAGAGCACTTTGGGTAGCTCCTTGCCTCTTTTCTCTGCTCGGCGGAGGATCCCCCGACATGCAAGAGGGCTCAAAAAGAACTTCTGCGCTATCCCTCCAACCTCCAAGACTTCCGACAACGAACACACGGCGGCGTCTTTGGGCCACTCCGAAGTATTGAGCGTCAAGCACTCTGTAGCTGAACCCATACCCGAGTTCCGCCACCGCCCCGAGGAAGGAACCAAAATCCCTTCCTCCATTTGAACTGAGGACGCCAGGTACGTTTTCCCAAATAAACCACTTGGGCTTAAAGCGGTCAAGTATTCCACAATAGACAAGGGCGAGATTCCCTCTAGGGTCTTCAAGTCCTTTTCTGAGTCCTGCAACTGAGAAGGATTGACAGGGAGTTCCTCCCACAAGAAGGTCAATTGTTCCAATGTCCCACTCCTTATATTTGTTCATATCCCCTAGATTTGGGACGTTTGGATAGTGATGCTTGAGCACCGCACTTGGGAATGGCTCGATCTCTGAGAATGCGACTGGCTCCCACCCCAGTCCATGCCAAGCAGATGTGGCAGCTTCTATGCCACTACACACAGATAAATATCTCACAGAACTCTCTTTTGCATGATAGCCACTTGGCGTTTCAACTGAGCATTCTCTCTCTGATACTTATCCATACTGGTCTTCAGGGCTCGGTTATCAATCTGCAATAGCTCGATCTCCTCCCTCAAAGCCTTGATGGTTTCTTCTGCTGCGCTCTTGTCTGAGTCAGAACCACCCATCATGGATACGGCTAACTTATCACTAAGCTCTTCATTCTTCTTGGTCAGATACTCGATTACTTCAGCATTCTGATCCCTCTCAGGTACACCAATGTCCACCTCTTCTGGCTCGACAACCTTGCCCTTCTTACGCATAAACTCCTTGCCGTTGCGCTTAACAACAACTTTATCAGGCTTGTTTGTTCTGTATTTGCCTACAAAGGTATGCGATACGCCCATCCACTTGGCTATTTCTGAATCAGTCCACATGGATATCTCTGGGTCTTGGAGAGCATCAGAAAGAATTTTTCTCTTGTCTTCAGTAGTCCAAGGCAAACCATGCTTATTGGCTTCCCAACATGCCCACTTGTAATCCCTGAGCGTGCCTGTCTTGACTTCAGCTTCTATGCGAAACTTCTTACTGTTAACGTGAGCAAAGTACCTGTGCCATCCGTCAGCCAGTAGCAGATCACCCTCTATCCGATACAAAACTATAGGCTCAAAGATTTCTCCATGAGACATTTTGACCGCATACTCTTCGATCTTCTCGTCATTGATCTCTATCCTTGCTTGATAGCTCTTCTTTAAATTGATATCGCTGATTGAAATTAACATTTACTTCCCCTGATTCATTGTCCAACCCAAGAGGAAATAGCTCCACTTGGTATTAATATTTACGTTTGAGTATTTATGGCCCGTCCAAAGTTCAGAGATATCCCTTCCCTTTGTTGCCATGTAATTCTCAAATGCCGTTCTCGCTTGCTTCATCTGTATGCTCCTCGCACTTATGTTTCTCCGCTACTAAAATTGAACTGAAAAAAATCCCACATTCTTTGCAACGATAGATAACACCCACAACCACTTTTGTCTTTTGGTTGCGAATGCCGTCATCGTCACGCTGACTGTAGGTTTTAATCGCTTCGATCATTTCTTGCTTTCATCATTTCATCTGCCAATGTATATGCGTCTAATGCAATAACACTTGCTGGCGCATCTTCATAATCAGGTCTTCCATTCATTGTTTGCATGGCTAATCCTGCGAACCAATCCCTCAAATCCATACCATGCTCTTGCGTATTGTGTGGGTCAGCAAATGCTTTCATGTTTACTCCTCTGTTGGCCATACGCTATAAACTGCTGGCTTGCCTTTTAAGCTCAGCTTTCCCTTGGTCGTGGATACAAATTCACTAGGGCTTACTTGTGGTAAATCATTGACCCACAATGGAGTCACCGTGCAGCCTTGCTGAATAGATCTGTCTACCCTGATTGTCTCGGTGTTCTCACAAATGAACGACTGTCCATCCTTTTCGATCAAAAGCCACTTCGTTTTTCTCATGTTTTTTCCTTTTCAATAATTGCTCTAGCTCGTTTGTTAATAATTGTCTTGGTCACATAGTCTGTCGCTAACTCTATGTCCTTTACTGTTGAGGCTTCTAACTGAGAATCATGCAACTCCATTACAAAGTTGATAGCCTTAAGCTCTGGGCCTTTGACTATAAACCTGTAATTCATATCCACCCCACGCTTGGCGCAGTCGAACAGTGCGTCCTGTGCTTCCTTGATTTCCTTTGCATACTCAGAACCAATGTCTGCCTTGGCTAAAGCTTCTGTGATGTTAAATGCGTTAATCAATGTATCAATGTCATCTTTGACCGCAGTACCCAGGCGCAAAGCTTCTAGGGCTAAATGATTCTTCAATTGGAGAGATACCAACTGATCCTTCATGCTGCTCATGCTTTGCATACCCGACATGACATAAGCCATTGTGTCCAAAATAACTGGTCTGGGCCTGTACTTTGATCTTTTCCTCAAAGCTCTTTCTCCTTATCGCTCTCCAATACTCTAAGCCCACAAAATAAAAAGAATGCAAACCAAGGATGATCATTCATAATCAAATAAATGATTGCAGCAATCAACACTAGATTTGTAATCAGTTGAAACCAATATGCGTTCATGTATTGCGTTCCTTCAGTTCGGCTTCTATGGCTCGGTAAATATCTTTAATTTGAAAAGTTCCCATAAGCCGAATTTTTAACACTCTATGCAAATCATCAAGTTCTTTGTCCGTCAGACCTATCCATTCACGCTCAGGATTTTCCATTTGGACAATCAATGAAGATTCTTTAAGCATCTGCCCCTTGAGCAGTCGGTTAACATCATCTTTGTTGAGATACAGGTTGTCGTGCCCCGCATTAAAAGTTCGTGTTAGTCTCATGTGTTGCGCTCCTTNAGNTNNNTTTCNTATTCTTTTGTAGATTTGCCACGGCAAAAATTGATCGGGCGTTATGGCAAAGCATTCTTTAATTTCTTCCTCGGTCAGTCCTACCCATGTGCGTTGTGGTGCAATAACACCATGCTCTGATTCAAACTTCATAGTCCTGCCGCATTTGCAGTTGTAAGCAACCATCTTTACGGGCGCAAACTCTATCTGTGATTTAACATTTGCCATAGCCCAATCAAGCCACTCACTGGCGTCCATTTCATAGTAGCCAACAGGCCCAACAGATGACAACTCTTCTCCAAGTCTGATTGCGGCTTTAT